ATGGGTCTGAAATAGGACCTGCAGAACAACATGCACAAAGGGCTATTAGTTCTTCAGGAACTGTTCCTTGTCCACAAGCTGCACACAGCCATGATTGGTCGTTTGGTGGTAAGTTATCATAGTCTGCGCAACCTAAAGCAGCATAATCATATTGACACGAACCATTATCTATTTGGGTTTGTGCATTATAGTTAGTTGCTGCAGGATCTGGGCAACCATATATTGGTAAATCTGGATATACAATTGGGTCCGGTTCTTCATATATGGTTTCATATTGACAAAATCCGGTTTCAACTGTTGCATTATAATCGTAATTTATTGCTAGAGGGTCAGTGCAACCTCCAACTACTGCTTCTGGCGCAAATTGACATGTACCATCTTCTTGTACTTGATGTGGTATAATCCCATTTGGACAATCTTGAAAATTACAGTAGTAGTTTAAAGCTCCTGGTTGTGTACAACCTTGAATTGGTTCTGTAAGTACTACACCAGGGCATAAAGGGTTTGGAGCATATAAACAATACCCATCAGAATTTGTTGCAAGAGGATTGTAGTTACATGCCCCAGGGTCTGTACATCCGTATGTGCCTAAGCCTGAGCCTACTGAAGGATCTTCGAGTAAAGATTCTGGAAAGTTTAACTCTATAAATTCATTACCAACTCCCCCTATAGTATACCCACCGCCCATTCCTAAGTCTGTTAGTGGTAAATCGTCTGGAAATAAATCGTCCGCTGCAGTTATAACTACTTCTACTACATTAAAAGTTTCATCTCTTAATCCTTTACCAGCTAGAGACGCATCATGAGCTAGGGTTAATTCTCCACCAATTTCATAGTTTGTTATACCATGTGTAACGCCTTTGTGAATTAAATTTTCATAAGCTATAGGGAAAGTATCTACCTTGTCAGTTTTTAATTCGCTTGAGCTTTGTACAGTAGAAATTGCTAAACCTGTGAGAGGACTTATACTACTAGATATTTTAAAAACAGTTTTTTGGTATTTAAATGACGTTCTTTGTGAATGAAAATAAGGTACATCATCAGAAGTAGTTTCTCCAATAAGAAAATAACCACTCTTAGAAGTTATATAGCTAGGTGTTTCAAAAAGAGTTTCGGCATTAATATTTCTTCCAAATGATGATCTAACATTTATATTAGAAGATACTGAACCTATTACCTGTTCACTAGTTTTATCTATTGATACTCCATGAGCATCGAATACTCCATAAGGTTGTACTTGAAAAGTAGTACCTATAGCAGCAGAGCCAATACCATAAGTCGATTGTTGTGTAAACCTTACTAAGTTTGCAGAATGTGAACCAGTAGCTCTTCCCATATCAGCACTATGATACCCAGTAATTTTTGGTCTAAGATTTGGTCCTGTTGAAGCTGTGTACATTACTAATTCTACAGTTTCAGAAGGCATAGCTTTAAATTTAGGTCTTTCTAGTAAATTTGGTTTTATCATAACCCCTAAATGAGAATTTACTCTTGCTGGTAATAGCTTTTCTATTTGGCCAAATAAACCTTCATCAAAGAATTTTATGGCATTCATATAGTGGCCAAATTGTGGTGAAGTTTTATATTTTCTCCAATACTCGTACTGAGCTCCTCTTAAAGAAGCATAACTTCCACTTCTAGTATCATTGGGGTCTCCAACAAAGTCTCCAAATTTAGTACCACCAATTTGTCTAGCTATATCTATATCGATCATATCATTTGGTGAAAAGTAAACGCCTAGTATATTTGAATCTTTAGAAGCTAAATTTAATGATGAGCTTTGTATTGATTCGTAAAGATTTAAAGAACCTGATACTATGTTATCATCAATACGAATTTTATCTCCAATAGCTGATGCGCCTATTATTTCTGGCATCATTGTAAACATTCTTTCTTCTTCAGGACTCCAATCAGCAGAAGTTCCTCTAAAGCCAGATGCAGATGCATAGTAAGGGTTTGCATATTCAGAAGTCTGCCAATCGCCATGTACTCCAGATATTTGACCTTTAGGATGGTCAGAGTCAATACCTATAATGCCTGCTACTTCAAAGTAGCTACTTTGGCCAACAACTGCTTCGCCAATTCCTAGGGTCGATGGTCCTATAGCTACTTTTTGACCGTTTGCACCAAGAGGCCATCTTCTATTTAATTCATTATAAGAAGATGTATAATACTGACTCTCTATAGATAAAGGATCTCTAACATGATTTTCCCAAGCAGCTGTTGGTAAGAATCCATCTTTAGTTAATTCATCGGAATCTGTACCTTCTAAAGTCCAATATCTAATTTCTTGTATAGAGCCAGAATAACCCCAGTGTAAATATCCTGTTCCTTGTCCAAAGCCGCCCGAAGTTGAAGAGCTTTCTGGTGGTACAATAGAACCTGTTACTACCGGTACTCCCGGAATAGATTGTTCATTTAGTGAATTTCCCCAAAATAAGTAATCTGGTATTTGGGATGTTGTGTCATTACCAGTTGGTGAACTCCATACTGACTCGAAAAGAAACCTTCCAGTTTCTGAAGATCCTGAATGTGTTATTCTTCCATTTCCATAATCAGCTGCTTTAGCTACTAATAATTTCAATTGATTATCATTCTCTCCAAGATCTATTGGTGATTGGTATGGAGCATATTTTAGACCAACTTGAACATTCCACCAATCATTATCGAATAGAGGCATATACTCTGTAGAAGCTGACATCCACATTCTATTACCACTCTCACCATGATTCTGAGCCCATATATATGTGTTTAGTTTTCCGTACTTATAAAAGCCAGAAGTAGTTGTACTAGCTGATTCATGGGCTTCTAATTCTACTGCCCAAGTATCACTCATTCGATTGAGATAGCTAGAACCACTAGAAAAAACTATTAGCTGATGTTCCGGGTAAGAAGTATTAAATCTAAACTCTAATGGGTTTGGTTTGACCCTAGTACTATTAGGATGGTAGTCAGAACTAATTCTAGCCCATGGAGTTTTAAGTTGTTCTTGGCCTTTGAAGTTTAAAGAGTACTTAAATGAATCTCTAGGTAACAATTGACCAGCACTACCAGACTTAGCAATTCCTCCATATTCTTTTATTCTTAATATAGATGGTGGCATACCGTAAGTATTAATTAAAGCTCTAATAGATCTTTCACTACCTTTTGTTTGGCCTAAGTGTGGAAGGTTATTAAGAATTCGTTTCCACTGCTCTTTTGTAACTTCTTCTTTTGTTATTGACTCCGAAGCCGGTGATGGAATATCATAGAAAGATTGTGAACCAGCTTGTTGTGATTGTATAGATGCTACTATGAATGGATTTTTCATTTCTTCACCATATACATCTTGGCCAGAAGAATTTGCTAATGACATGTCGCCAAGACCTTTACCTAAAAAGCCGCCTTCTACAGATTTACCTAACTTGTAGCTGAATAAATCTTCCAAATTAAACCCTTCTGTTGGTTCCCAACCGTAAGACTTTAGAGCATCATATACTAATTCTTTTGGAATACCATCGTAAATGTGCTCTGTTCTTTTGTTGTATTTCGTTAAATGGTCAACATAATTATAAAGGGTGTCGAAGTGTTGGCCAACCATGTTTACAAAAGTAAAATAGTTTTCATTTAAAGGATCTGTTTGAATGTGCTCGGGTACTAACTTTTCTAAGTTATGTTCATTTAGGCCATCATATAAAGAAGCAGAAGTTATCATGCCATCATACCAATCAGTAGCTGTTGAAGCCGTTACCGAATATAATTCGTATGGTTGTCTTAGGTTGCTCTTTGGCCAAGATGCAACAGGATAGTCTTTTTTATTGTCTAAAAAAACTACATCTTTATCAAAAGGCGTTTGACCATGAAATCCTGATCCTGAAGTGTAGTATAGATATTTTTCATAACCATCTAAACCATTTACAATTTTACTTTTTTTAGATTTATAATCTATTACATTCTGTAAAGACCAGTATGAATTGGCAGAGCCTGCAGATTTTAAAGTTGTTAGTTTATCTTCATAGTATTCTAATAGTTGTAATTTGAATTTAAAATTCTTAAGTCTTTCTTCAGCAGAACTGAAGTGTATGAAATTATCAAACTTTCTGTAATCTATATTTAAGTTTGCTTGGTCAACACCACTACTACTAAATAAAGAATCTAAAACTTCTTGTTTAGTATCTACAGAAGAAGATAATAAAGAATCCCAAGTTTCAAAATCACCTTCAGTAACTTTGTGAGTTTTATTTGAAAAGTCAGCAGGTGCTAATATAGTGTGACCGATAATTCTATCAGAAGCTTTTTCTAGCTTAATATTAATTTCTCTAGGTTCAGTCCATAGAAAACCTAATTGGGCTTCTGTATTTTCTCTAATAGAAGCTTCAATTGGATATAAAGTTTTTATAAGTATACTAGAGTCTTCTCTTTCTGTATAAGTATTCAAACCCATAAAGCCATTTTCAGCTAAGCCTTTGATGACTCTGGTTGCACCACCAGTTGTTACACCTCTACTATCTGTTACTGTAAGTGTTGTTACTGGTATTAGCTTACTACTATCATCTGGAATACCAGGATTAGCTACGCCCGCAGTTGGACCATAAGAGACTTGGGTCTGTGTAGGCTGGCCGCCTACCATAATCGTTTGTTGGTCTGTAGATGGTAATTGGTTCCATCCAGAAACTTTCATATTAGTAACTGTACCAAGGTTAGCAAAATTACCGCCAAGACCTATTACAAAGTTTCCAAACTCTTCAAAATTGGCTTGTGGAAATATAGCAGGGTTTCCACCATTTCTCCATGAATTAGGTATTGCATTGTGTTGGCTAGCATTAGCATCCCCACCCCACCATAAGTTTACTTGATTTGCATAATTGAAAAGCTTCTGTCTATCTTGTGGTAGATTGTATGCATTTGCAGATATTTTTGGAACAATTCTGATTTCTGTTCTATCAGAAGATATTTCGCTTATATTTAACTTTATTTGTTCCCATCTCCTATCTAAGTAGTAGACGCAAACTCTAAAAGTGCCTTCTTTATAACCTCTAGACCTAATAATACCATTTAAGTTTAATTCGGAATACCAAGCTACTTTACCAGATTCGTTTCTATCTTGGCCTTTAAGATGTACAGATATATCATTTGGTAAATTGTCAACAATAGTATCTATTAGAACTTCTGAATTGTATATGTGTATGATCCTAACATTATTCCCTTGGCCTTTGTAGCTACTAGGGTAAGCATTTTGAAAATGGTCCGTAAACTGTTTTCCATGCGGTACTAAATCTACGAAGTCCGAACCGAATCTTGGTTTTAATGTTAGGCTATTTAGTGGCATTATGTAAGTTCTTTAAATTCGCTATCTATGTTTATACGCCATTCTCTATTTTTCCAGTGATACCTACTAAATGAAATCTTTAGGGATTTTTGCTCTACTGTACAATCTTCTGGGTATTCTTCTAATTCTCGGTATATTATTGTACCATTATTAGTTACGTCATGCAAATCTTTAAAGGTCCCGGGGGATTTCGCATCGACTATATATACTGAAGAATTCCTATCTTGGTTATTATTTAACTGAGTACTTTGCCATCTAGGAGTAGTTGTTGTTGCTGGACTAGTATTCTCCAAAGGAGTCGAATATTTTAATTGGTCTGCCATATTATAGCTCCTTTATTATCTTACGATTTTAAATGGTTGGTTTGTATCATAATAATTTACATTGCTACCAGATACAACTTTTACTTTAAACTCATATCTTCTTTCCGGATAAAGGCCTTGCATTCTAAAATCAAAATAGTTACCATCTGAATCACAGCTAACTTTAGTGTAATTAATATCGAAAGGAATTATTGTTTCTTTTGTTTTAGAATCAATTAAAGAATAGAAAGTAGTAGAAGGTAAATATTTTATTTCAAGTTCTGCTGATGCTGTTCCAAATGTTTTTGTTGGATACTTCTCTCGGCCTTTAACTCTAAACCTAGGAGCTGAACCTGTTTCGTAAGTACCATAATTATTATCTAAGTAAACGGTAATATCTTTATTCTGTACATCTAAAGCTTCTAAAGATCCAGCATCAAATGTAGAATCATACCAACACAAATCTAATCTAGGTTTATAAATAGTTTTTGTTTCATTAGAAAAGTACATAAGACTTCCATATCTTTTAGCATCATTTTCTTCATTAGGCATTCTAGATATAAGAAGCCCATTATTTGCAGAGTCACCACTGAACCATAGAGCAATAGACTTAGATACTGAAACTCTCATATCATCAGAGTCTTGGTAACTTTTAGTAACGGCGCTTCCTGAATAGAAAATACTTCCTGTATAGCAACCATCTGCAAAATCTAAACCAGATTGAAAAACCGTATCTTGTGCAGATGCAGATGGCTCATCTAGCCAACTACCAGTAATTCTTAACTTTCCTACTCCAGGACCGTTCCATCTAGAACCTACGTTTTCACCATCTCTATATTTCCAGCTTACACCTTCTGTAGTTTGAGGATAATTATTGTGTCGGCCTACACCCATATCCCAAGATTCGGAAACTGGTGCTACTGACATGTGATAATTTATAGGTATATTTTTTGCTTCAGTTGCAAAAAGGTTTAAAAAGAAATCTGGCTCGTGGCCTGAACTTCTACTAACTCTTGTATCATTGCCAACTTCAAAGTCATCGCCTACTTTCATATTAGGACTACCTACTCCATCTGAAAAGTATTTAGAAACTGTATTTAAATCAAAAGCAACTAAAGCTCTAGTGTTCGATACTTGAGTAGTTCCAGATGATGATATTACTTTGGTTATTTCTAAAATTTCATCAATTCCAGTATTAACAGATTCCGATACTGCTGCTTCATATAGCGTTGCATCTTTAGATGGAAATATACTAACTATCATCCGATTATCTTCCCTCTTACATCTTTGTCCGGATATTTAATTTCAAATATCATTGGGTCTTGTGATGTATAAATTATATTATTATAAGTTGCTGCATCTATATCGTATATATTTCCAGAATAGCCAGAATCTGTTGAAACATTATTCTTTATAGTTATGTTACTTATTGTTTGTACGCCATCTACTTTATCCATTTCTGCTGAAAGACTGGCTAACATTATTGGCTGATTAAATTGCCACTTCTCTATTGAAAAGTATCTTCTTACCCGATCTAAAACTTTAGCTAATACTTCTTTACCATTATAAGCTGGTAGAGTTAGTACTTCAAAATCTACACCGATATTAACTACGAAACCATTTCTTATATTTATAGCATCGGTTAGCATTCTAAACTTGCCTAAGTATGTTTGAAGGTTTTCTTTAGTAGTTCTATTACAATTAGTTAAAGTCTTACTACCATCATAAGCTAAAATGTATAAGTCTAAAGCTAATGGGTTAGTTTGTTCAGGGTCTTCTTCGTTATTAACAAAATCATTTTGGACCATAAAAGCTTTAGCAATACTACCAAACCTAGCTGGCATTGTATAAACTCTAGATAAGTAATCTTCTTTAGTTACTGCTCTATTTTGAGTTGCATAAGCACCTAAAGCATTTTGTCTTATTTCTTCTACAGTTTCTTCATTTCGACCACCCGTTGCTCCAAAAGTATTTGTTACAGCTAAAGAGCTTTTAGAAGTTGCTAAGGTGTCACCATCTAAACCATCTTCGTCCATACTATATGTTACAGATTCGACTTTATTAAGTATACCAGAACCAACATTAGAAGCCAAACCGCCACCTTCTAAATAGCTAACTGTTAAAGTTGTATTTGCAGGTGCTTGACCATAAGCTCTAGTAAACATCATATTAGCAGGATCAAATGCAACATCTAATGTAGAAGTATTTCCTCTGTCTAAAGTATTACCTATAGTTTCAGGAGATGGTATTATTAATTCATCAGGGTCTGCAGAAATACCTGCACCAAAGTGAAGTTCCGTTTTGTTGTTAAATGCTAAGCCAGTTGTAAACCTTCTTGCAGTTCTTCTTAGCTTTAGTAAATATGGTGCATCTTCAGAACTTCCAGAACCATGAGGGTTGTTAGTTCTATCATTTGCAATTTCATCAAATATAGTATCCTGAGCTAAGTAAGGTACTTCGTACCATTTGTTGCCATCACCATCGTTTACAGAATCAATTTTAATTACTTTAGTAGAATCTATTCTAACTCTATCGAATTTTTTAGGTGATTCAAAAGTAAAAGCTTGGGTTTTTAATTCTCCAGAAATTGCTGGCATAGTTTTTTTAATTAAATATGAAGTAGGGTCTCCAGTTGAATCGTCTATTGTATAAACAGTTGTTGTATCAGACTCTGACCCTGTTGCTTTAAAATCTAAATTTCTTAAAGTAGAAAACTTTACTTCTGGACTTTCTGCTGAAGCTACTACCATTCCTTGTTCTATTTTAAGAGCATACCTATAGTCTGGTGTTGCTGAAGTACCCGAACCTAATACAGGTAATATTTGGTAAATGTCTAAATCAACATAAGCTGGTGCTATTGCTTTTGCTTTATAGCCCAAAGACTTAGCAAGATCTACGACATTAGACTTTTCTTCAGCATGCATTAACATAGTTTCTTTTGCTTGGTGGTCTATATAAAAAGAAAGTACATCACCTACATAAGATGCCATTTCTATAAACATCATACCAGGTGACGATTCGTTAAAATCGTTATAAGTATCCGGAAAATATTGCTTTGCATAATCGATTAGTTTTTCTCTAAAAGATCCAAAGTCTTTATTTAAGTACTGAACCGGTTTCCGTTTTTTATATTCTTCTGGCATTTTTAAAACTCTAATATTATACTTTGAGGGTCTAATGTATTATCATAAAGATTATACTCTATGGATAAATATATTTTATTGTTGTCAATATTACCCATACCAAAATCTACTTTTGTTAATGTTATATATGGTAGCCATTTTTCTACTTGTACATTAATAACACTTTTTAATCTAGCAATCATATCTGCAGTTACATTTTCAAATAAAAGGCCATATAGTCCACAGCCAAAATCTGGATGCATTATTCTTTCACCTTGGTTAGTTAAAACTAAATTTTTTAAATTTGACTTAACTTGGTCTGCTGTTGTATAAGAAAGGTTAAATTCACCACCTTTAAACCTAGTACCAATAGATTCATCACCATGTGCAAAACTACCAGATTCAGGATGTGTAGTATTGTAGCTACTATCACCTGTTAAAGGTAATGTTATGCCTATAGAAACATTACTTTCTAAATCTAAAGGATTTATTTTACTTTCTTGTATTGGCATTACTTATTAAACTTCTTTACTAATTCTGAATAATCCCTGTTCAAAGCTTTGTCTAATCCACTTCCTGCAGGAACTTTACTTTTTAATTCCGGCGGTACCATATCTGCTGGACCACCAAGGTTTTGCATTTCTGCAAATTGACTTCTAATTCCTCCTATTGCATCACTCTGGTCATAAGTTCCCATTGTAGCAAAATCTTCAGTAGCATTTAAAGCTTCGTTGATTAATGGATTTTTAGATAATTTTTTTTCTTTTTGTCTCAGGACAGGTTGTTCTACGGACTGTTCATTCAGTACGTTTTTAACTTCTCGTTTTACAACCTCTCTAATAATTTTTATTAGTTCTTTTTTTGTCATGATTTTATACTCCCTATCCTATATAAATATAAGTCTGCCCAGATTTTAAGTTATATAATAGATGTATTATACGATGTTACTAGCACCAACAACAGTACCAATTTGGTTTGCAGTTACCATCCCAGCAACGTGAGAAGTAAAAGCCGTAGTTAGAGCACTTGCTACAGCTGACACATTCATCATTCTAAATGCAGAGTATAATTGGGGCCCTGTTGTAACTCCTGGACTAGCAATTGCATTAATAGTTACGCCTCCACTTCCTATAGCCATAGCTGCACTTGATGCTGCAGCTATTATACCACTAGCAGCTGGTGACCAGGTTCCAGGTCCTGAAGCTCCTTGCATGTGAGCATTGAAAGTACTAGCAAACCCAGATGCTATAGGTCCAGCTTGTACTGTTATACTATTCTGGAGTAGGTCTGCTCCTTGGTTCCAAGCACTAACATATATATCAGCTATTTGGTTCCCAGCATCTTGAGAATCCGTTGCTGTTTGATTCTCTAAATACGTCCTTATATTATTATTGAACTGGCTGTAGTTTATTGGCATATTATTGCTCCAACTGTCCGAACTTAGATTTGATCTGTGCTAATGCTGATACTTGTGGCGCCAGAGGGCCTGTTGGGCCTACTCCAGTTGGGAATTTACCTTGGGAGATTGTTGCAACTTCTGCAATAAGGTCTTTTAATATATCCATCATAGTTGAAAAGTCTGCTTTCCATTCTGGCGTTACTATTGCTACGCCTTTTTGGCCTGACATTATTATATAGTCTTCTTTACTAGAAAATAGTAATCTATCCGCACAAAGTATAACTTGACCTTTATTATATTTAGCTGGCTGATCAGATACTTGTGATGGCATAGAATTTTTTATCTTAATACCAATTTCTTGTTTACTAGTTAGCATTATAGTAGAAGCATCTTCATTAATGTCTTCCATATAAAAATCTTCAGAGCCACCATTATCACTATGCCCATTAGACATTACAATTACAGGTTCGCCATCCGAACCGCCCGACCATAAATGACTTATTGATCCTGCTGCTGCTGTAGAACTAAATCTAATAGAATGTCCACTACGGCCTTCTAATAGTAAATCGCCTTCAAGGTAATTTAACTTCCTAATAAACTTTTCATTAGGGTTGAAATATTCACCTAAAGATTTATCATCTTCTGTAGCTATGTTGCCAGTAAAGCTAGTATCAATACCATCACCTTTAATTGCTAAAGTTGAAAAGTGGTTGTCGTTTGCATTTGTTTCATTAAATAAATTAATACTGCTTATATAATAATCATCTTGAGCGTCTCTATTCCCTGTACCAATAGAATTTAATGGTCCTTTTATTAGTAGTACAAATTCTCCTACAACAGGTAAACAATTCATGTGAAGAGATAAAGGTCTATAATATCTTAATTCTTGGGTTGGCTTATTATATTCAGTTTCTAATTTTCTTGCTTTTACAGAACCAACTATAGCATTATTTGAAGGGTCCCATTCTGCACTTTGATCATCCAAAATAACTTCTACTACTTCTGCAGCTTCGATCATATTGGTAAGAATTCCAGGTCTTTGAGTTTTCGTATTTTTATTTATTAAGCCCATTATTGACTATCTTGCATTTCATTTACTGAATCTAACAACTGTTGTTTTTCTTCTTTTGTTAGTAACATACTTTCAGAATTGTCTCCACCAGTTCTAGCCATTGCTCTTTGTACTACTGCAGCCATTTTAACTAAGTGTTCGTCATTTTTTACTGAGACTTCCATATATTCTTTTATTAGTGGCACTACTACTGTTGCATCACCAATACTTTTAATCATAGGCTTTAATTCTTTTATTAAAGCATTTATTTGTTGTTCCTTTTTTCTAGAAGTAACGTAAATATCTTCTAACAAATCAGAAAATGTTTTACCTTTAAATATTTCTTGCTTTCCATTCATAATCATAGACTCTTTAGTATAAATATATACCAACACAAAAAAATACCCCAATACAATAAAGTACTGGGGCATTCCTAACTATTTAGTTAAAATAAAAACTAATTACTTATTTGTAAAAAATGATGCTAAGATTACTAATACAATTAATCCTATGAAGCCGCCATTTACAAGCATATTCATAAGAGTAGTTAAATTAGCTACTACATCCATTCCTAGAACCGAAGTTCCAGTTAATACAAACCATAAAATTGCTAATGGGATTAATCCTGTAAAGACAGTTACTAAACTGCTTACAAACCCATTTACCATTTTAAATACTGCGTCCATATTTTTCCTCTTTATCTTTTAAAAATTCTGGCAAAATTGCCTACCTATTAGAGAGTCGGTTTTTTATTCGCTTAGAATCGGAAACCGAAACCTAAAGTAAGGTTTACTGTTTCTGCTCCTGAACTATAAACAATTGCTGGGTCTAAATATACATTATTTCTTAATGTAAACATCTTACCCAAACCTAATTCCAACTCATCAAAATTGAGACCGGTCATACCAGCATGTACAAACATGCCGTTCCAAAAATATCTAGCATAAAAATCTAGATTCATATCGGCATCCATATCTTCTTGTGATACAGAACCACCAATAATTAATGCATCCGTAAATGCATAACCTACTGACGGAGAAACTGCCCAGCTAGTCCAAGCGATATTTGTAATATCACCAGTTCCAACATAAAATGTTCCTTTAGTATTTTGTGCTTGTGATAGCATACACGTAGCTACCATACACATTGTTAAAAATAAATTTCTCATATATTTTATCTCCACTTCTTTTTTATTAATTTAAGCTATTATTAGCAAAGTGACTCTCTAATTATTATTGTCATCCTAACTATAGGACAAGTCTGTCTTTTTCGTACATATCATAAAGCCTAACATACTCTTTCTTAATTTCGTTAACAACTTTTGTTATGTATTGGGTTTTAGTCCCGGTAATTTCCCTTATCATTATATAAAGGGCTTTCTTATTGTAATTTTCTATGTTGTGTCTAGATTTAAAGATTTGTAAAATTGCATAAGCTATTCGCCTATCTCTATCTCCTCTAAATTTTTTTTCAACAAGAATATCATAATGAATAATAAATTTTGTCATAAAATCGTTTAGACTTTCTGTCCTATCGGCTCTTATTACTTCATTAGTTATATTTCTTTTAAAGTCTACTAAATCTAATGATGCTTTACTAATCATTTTTTTGTAGGCTTTATTATTGTTTTGTATCAAATAGTTTTTAGCTACTATGCTGAAGTACGAAAAAGCTTTACCTTTGTCTTGGGTATACTTTGGTAACTTTTCTAATAGAAAAGCTATAACTTCATACTTAACATCAGTAGGTGTACCATCCATATAATAAAATCTAAACCTATTGATTATGTTTTCAGCTAGCTTAAATAATGGTTCATGTATATAACCATTATAAACTTTTTCTTTCAAAATTAAAGATTCTTCTTTGTTGTAAGCAACAATTGCTTCTTCAGTAGTAGCTGTGAAGTACATCTTATTCTTTCTTGGTCTTCCACGCCTAACACCATTATCAATATTAGCTAATCTAATTTTTGCTTTTTCAGCTTCTACGTTAAGATAGAAATTTTTAACTGGACTATTTTTTACTTCCATACTTTTCTTCTAGTTCTTTAATTAAATTATTTATTGATATAAAAGT